TTACGATGCGCCCGTTGACGACTGTGGGGATGAGAACTTCTTCGCCGTCAATGTTAACGCCCATGCTGCGTATCGTACTAATACCGCCTTCACCGGGGATTTCGTTCTTTACTCCAAGCCGTTCGTTTAGGTTGATGTTTCCCGGTTCAGTTAGGTCAAACATCGCCATATCTTCTGCGCGGTAATTTCGCAAAGCGTCGGCTATTTTTTTAGGTTTATATGGCATTACCTATGCGCCATTATTCAAGGTTTTCGAGTTTGTACTTGAGGCTCGTCACCGCATCAACCACGGCATCGAACAGGTTAACAAGGTCGGAGTCTTTCGGGAGTGAGCCTTTGATTTCGTCGAGGAAGGTCAGCAGCGACTTCACATACGCCTTCGGGTTGCTGTTCTTGTGGAACTCGACATCGTAGTCCGTGATGATGCCGTAGCGTCCCTGATACGCCTCGGCGTACTTGTCCACAAGGTCGGGAATGGCTTCGTAGTATTCTCCGAGCGCCATGTGCTGCGCGAAGGACTTGGTGGCAAGATGCTGAAGGTGCGTGATGGTCGCGCTGTGGAACATGGTTCCGACAAAAAGCGCAGCGGTTTTTTCGTGAGCAGCCATGACTCTCCCCTATGGTACGATGATGCTAGACCCCTACAGGGAAGGATGCAAGCATGACTACTATCTCCGACGAGTACCGCGCACAGCAGGTCGAACTGCACACCAACCCTAATTACGGGGTGGCTTCCATCGCCTTTGCGCCCATCGTTGCAAAGTTAATCGTGGATAACGGCATCAAGTCGTTGTCCGACTACGGTGCTGGCAAGAAGAACCTGCAACGCGCCCTTGAGCCTGCGGGTATTTCGATTGACTACCGACCTTATGACCCAGCCTTCCCAGAGTACGGCGACCCGCAGGAAGCCGATATGGTTTGCTGCATTGATGTGCTGGAACACATTGAACCTGACCGGCTTGACGCGGTGCTGAATGACCTCGCCCGTATTATGCCCCGGCTGGGCTTCTTCAGCGTCCACACGGGGGCGGCGGTCAAGGTGTTAAGCGACGGCAGGAACGCCCACCTAATCCAAGAACCTGCGCGGTGGTGGCTCCCCCGGCTCTGTGAGCGGTTCCACATCCACCACCTCCAGCACCATCAACTCATGGGTCAAGGCTTCTGGGTCGTCGTCAGCCGCGCTTGAAGCCACGCAACCGTCTCGGCAGGGTCACGGGCTAGGTACCACATCCCAAGCGGCTCAAACGCCATCTGGAAGCGTTCCTGACCCCTTCGCAGTTTGCCCGTTGGGGTCTTGATTTCGAGGAACGCTGCGAAGCCGGGGGCGGTGACCAGTTTATCGGGTACGCCCTGCCCTGCCAGCCCAAGGTCGTAGACCGTAAACCCCGCCGCTCTCACGGCTGCGGTGATGGCGGCATCGTTGGCATCCCGGCGTGCGGCGTAGCGCATCAGAAAGACCCGTCAGCCCATTCGTACCAGAGTTTGTAGGCGCGTACAAATTCCTCCACGCCTTCCCCAAGCAGCATTGCTTTGCCCTGCGGCGGCACGAAGAAAAACCGCGCTATCCGTAGCCCTTCGTCCGTATCCCCGCGCACCACCCACACTTGGAAGTTTGGCGTGGCAGCGAGTGCCTGCAAGGTGCGGCGCAGCCCTTCGGACATCCCCTCACCCTCGCGCTTCCATTCTAGTACGAGGAACTTTCCCTTGCGCTCGATGATGCCGTCGATATTGCACGGGCAGGCTTTAGGGTTGTTCGGCAGCAACCCGAGGAATGCGCCGTAATCAATATGCGGCGCATCCCGGTTTTTCATCAGCCGCTCAAACTCCACGGCGTTTTGCGTCGAACATGGCGCGTTGTGGTGATATCCATCCTGCGCGGGTCTTAACCCATCCGCGAGACTTCAACAGTTCCTCGCCGCCACACGCACCGCTGCGATGTTGAAGGATGCTCGACGCGCCAAAAAACTTCTGACCGCATTGTTTACAGGTGCGGGTCATCCGATTTCCTGCGCCTTTTCGATGAGTCGAATTGCCATCGTGATGTTTTCCTGCTGCTCAACATCCGATTGCATCACATATACAGCGTTAATCATCGCCTCGCCTGCGGTGTACATCCGCTCGTAATCGTCGTTCGGGCGACCACCAAACTTGTAATCGGGGTCGGCTTCCAACATCCGTTCACTCGAATCCTCGATTGCAGCGTCCATGTCGGCTACGGTTTTTGTCTGGCACGCTATTTGCCAAGACTTGCCATGCCCGTCGGCATTTGCCTGCGTCTGATACGCCTTCAACGCATCCCACATATCGTTCGTTGTTAACTTCACGATTGCACCTCTCGCTTTTTGAGTTTGTTCAGACCGCGTTCACCAAACAGTTGGCGAACCATCGACATCAGGTGCGGGTGACCCAGCACCTCGGCTGCATCGGCTGACCGCAACGCGGCGGCGGTTGAGTCCTTCAGACGCTCCATCGCATCCGCATCAGGGCTGATGGTTAGTCGAGCGAGATATGCCTCACACAACTTGAGCCGGTTCAGCGGGGTCGGCTCCAACTTGCCCCATTGTCTCGCGTTCCAGTCGTCCTGTTCAGCGTGACGGGCGACATCTGCAGCGCGTTGCTTGTCGGTTTTCTCGACCTTCTCGCCCGGACGGGGTGCGGCTTTTTTATGCAGTTCAAACAGACCCTGATACTGACCTGCAATTGACTGGTCAACGACCGCCTGCTGGTCAGCACCAAAACGCGACAATTTGAGTTTCATCGCGTGTTCGGATGCGGGTTTGATGGTTTTGCGAATGGCTTTGCGGTAAGCCACCCATTGTTCCCAAGCCGCTTCGTCTAGTTCGTGCATAAAAACCTCTCTGTGGTTGGTAGGAACAAGCGTATATGTTCACGGAGGTTAATGCAACAACTTTAGTTCAGGCTTCTAGATTGAAGACTGATTGAGGCTAAAGATGGTCTAGAAGGAGGGTCTAGACCCTGATGACTGATGGTGAACTCTGCACGGTTTAGACGGAATACGCCTAAAGCGAGTCGTGCAGAATTGATGACTGGATGGAGCCACCCTGCTGTCGGCTACTTTTGCCGGTTTCCCGGTGCCATTCACGCTTCCCGACTAACGCCGCGTGCCTACAGGCTGGCTGCCCCGGTGTAGGTTTAAGTTGGCTCTGCGCGTAGTTTCCCCGACCAGAGCAGTCAACCGAGTGAGCAAGCGTGGTGGGGTGTTTGACACGACTAGAACAGCCATGTACATTACCTATCACGCTCGATTCGCATCTGAAGCGTATAGGCAGCCCCCCTGCCGCGTCAAGCCCCCGTTCAGGGGGTTTGTCGTTTCTGGGGTCTAATGCGCTTAACGGCTTTGAGGTAAACGCGCCAAGCGCCAGTAGCCGCTTTGAAAGCCTTTATCCGGGCTTCGCTCCAGTCAGTCGCAGGCCATGCCTTGAATACAGCCCACGCCTTGTCGTAAGCGATTTTGGCGGCTTCTGGGCTGACCATAGGGGTCAGCCGGGGGTAGGCGTAGAATCGGCTGTAATCTGCGGGGTGACGGCTTCTAGCGCCTTCCATTGCCATACCCGCATAGCAGGCAGTTTCCCTGCCTTGACCCACCTCGAGACAGCCGGACGGCTAACTCCCAGTTTACGGGCAAGGGCGGCTTTGCTACCGGCAACGGCTAGGGCGGCTTGAATGTCCATGAAGCGGTAAGTTAACGATGGTAAAAATAAATGCAAGAGGCTGTTGACATCGGTTAACAGCAAGCGCATCATGGCTCCACGGTCACAAACGACCGGCAACCGGAGCAACAGATATGCGACCCATCCCCCAACACCTGCCGCCCTCAATCAGATGGGCAATCGCAGCAGGTGAATCCAGAGCAGCCCGTGACCTTGCGATGAAACACGCAAGAGCGCACGCAGACATCCGTGCAGCGTTTGTTATTTGCGCTCGAACCAACCAACGGTTGATGTTCCAAGCCCTACAGATGGCGAGGGCTTCAATATGAAAACCATTGGCCTGTACCTGTTTTCGTTCGTCATGTTTGCCGCCCTCGCGTGGCTTGCCGTGAGGACTTTCTAATGGACGACTGGCAACAGCAACGCGAATGCGAGGAACGCCGGTACTACACCGAGCCGGTCATCCTCACTTGGACGCAAGCCGATATCGACCGCCACAACGAATTGCGGCGCGAACTCAAACAGATGATTGAGGAGAGCAAGAAATGTCGGAACTTCTGAAAATCAATGTCAACGGCCACACCGAGCGCAAGGGCAACCTCACCTACTTGTCATGGGCATGGGCGTGGGCTGAAGTGTTGAAGGTTGACTCCGGCGCACAATGGACGGCGCATGAGTGGAACGATAGCCCCGTGATGTACCTGCGAAACGGCACGGCAATGGTCAAGGTTAGCGTTGAAATCAAGGGCAACATCAAGACCTGCATTTTGCCCGTCATGGACAACCGCAACCGCGCCATCGTTGACCCCGATGCGTTTGCCGTGAACACCGCGACGATGCGTTGTCTTGCTAAAGCCATCGCTATGCACGGGCTTGGGCTTTACATCTACGCAGGCGAGGACTTGCCAGAGTCGGAGAAGGTTGAGCCTAACCCCGAAGTGCTGGCGCAGATTGCGTCTGTGACTGACGCGGCTGCGCTTGTTACCTTGTTTAAATCACTTGACCCCGCCATCCGCGCAGCGCACATGGATGCGTTCAGCGCACGCAAAAGGGAGTTGGGCAACGGGGGTACGACATGAGCAAACATCAAGGGGAACGGTGTTGCGGAAGTTGCATTTTTTATGTTGAGAAAAAAGACGACGAAGGATTTTGCGCGTTTGCTTGGCCGCCATACATAAAAGCAAAGCAACGACCCGTAAGCGCATACGACCGTTGTGATTTGTACGAAGAATTACCGGATGGACAAGTTCCATTGACAGCATCATTTATTGAAAAGGTATTAAAAATATGATGGAACAGCGTACAGACGACTGGTTTGCGGCACGGCTTGGCAAGGTCACAGCCAGCCGTGTTGCGGATGTCATCGCCAAGACCAAGACCGGCTATGGCGCAGGTCGCGCTAACTACATGGCTGACCTTGTGGTGGAGCGGCTGACCGGGCAGAAGGCATCTTCGTTCAGCAACGCCGCGATGGAGTGGGGGACAGAGCAGGAGCCGAACGCCAAAGCCGCTTACGCCGCCAAGACCGGGATACTGGTCGAGGATGTCGGCTTCATTGACCATCCGACTGTTGCAATGTCTGGTGCCAGCCCTGACGGGTTTGCCGAGGAGGGTTTGGTGGAAATCAAATGCCCGAACACCGCGACCCATCTCGAATACATCTTTGACGGCAAGCCGCCGCAAAAGTATGTGACGCAGATGCAATGGCAGATGGCGTGTGCCGGTAAGCCGTGGGGCGACTTTGCATCCTTCGACCCTCGTCTTCCCGAGCGGCTGCAACTGTTAGTCGTGCGCGTTCTGCGTGATGACGACTACATCAAGATGCTTGAGCAGGAAGTGACCATCTTCCTGCAAGAGTTGGACGACAAACTCAACAAACTGGAAAAGGTGACCCTGTGAATAAGCAGTACGACAACAATATGCGCGGCGTGCTCTTCAAGAACGAAAAGCGCGGCAACGAGAAGGCTCCCGACTACCGTGGCTCTGCCGTCATTGACAACATTGACCTCAACATTAGCGCGTGGATTAAGCGCAGCAGTAAGACCGGCGATGCCTTCATGTCCCTTAAATTCGAGCCGAAGCAGGCTGCGCGTCCCAAGACAATGGCAGAGCAAAACCCCGAGAAGTTCAACGACGATGAGGATTTGCCGTTTTGAAAATCTTTATCGGATACGATAGCCGCGAGGACATCGCCTACGAGGTGGCCCGTGCGTCCATTCTGGAACACATGGAGGCAGAGGTTGTCGCGCTTCGACTAGATGACCTCCGTGAAATGGGGATGTACTGGCGCGAACCAGACCCGTTCTCATCCACGGAGTTTAGTTTCAGCCGGTTCCTTGTGCCTGCGCTCTGCAATTTCAGAGGCAATGCCTTGTTCATGGACTGTGACTTTTTGGTACGGCACAGTCTGAAGCCGTTGCTCGACTTCAACAATCCTGATGTTGCCGTGTGGTGTGTCCAGCACGACTATAAGCCCACATCTCTGACAAAGATGGACGGGCAGGTACAGCGCCAGTACCCGCGCAAAAACTGGTCGTCGTTTATGTGGTTCAATTGCAGCCATCCGTCAATGGGTGGGCTGACACCAGAAATCGTGAACAGCGAAACCGGGATGTATCTGCACAGATTTATGTGGGTAAACGACCGGCACATTGGTGCGTTACCGCCGACCTTTAATTATCTCGAAGGTTGGAATACACGGGCGCAGGTTCCTGACCCGACTTGCGTGCATTTCACCGAGGGTGGCCCGTGGTTCGATGAATACCAGAATGTCGAATATGCCCACGAATGGAAGCAATGGGCTGGACGGGTGAGGGCATCCGAGCGATGAAACGCATCTTCCCGCGAGGCACCAGACCCGACGCTATGGCATCTGTCGTAACGCGGATGGTGTCTAACCTTGACCCGCTCAAAACATGGGCGGTCGAGGTTACGGAGTGGAAGAAGCCGCGCACCAACCAACAAAACAAATTCCTGTGGGGTGTTTGTTATCCCTGTATTTTAGAGGGCGGTGGCGAGGCGTTGCGCGGATGGACACGCGATGACCTGCACGATTACTTTCTGGGCGAGTGTTTTGGGTGGGAGACGCTAGAGGGGTTTGGCAGGAAGCGCCTGCGACCGCTCAAGCGTTCCTCTGCGCTCGACAAACAAGAGTTCAGCGATTACTTGCTGTTTCTCGAAACAAAGTGCCTTGATATGGGCATCGTGATACCGGAGCCGTCGTATGAAACTGCGTAAGGAAGCAAAAGGGCGAGGCTGTATGGTGCGTATCCCAGAGGTGTGCAACCACAGGTCTGAAACGGTTGTGCTCGCTCACTACAGGCTTGCCGGAGTCTCCGGCATAGGCATGAAATCGCCCGACATCCTTGGAGCATGGGCCTGTAGCGCGTGCCACGATGCCATCGACCGTCGAGCGCATACCGACCTAGACCGCGATTATGTGCGCCTTTTGCACCTCGAGGGCATGGCGCGAACCCTCGCACAACTCAACCGGGAGGGACTACTGTGACCTTCATGGTAGATACGCCGTACACCCCGGCGTACATCCGCAACGAATTCCTATATGACCACCAGACGGGCAAAGGGGAGTTTACCCCCTGCACTATCTTCGGGTTTCGCGCTGAACCCGCACGGGTACCCATGTTTAGCGTTATGGCGGCCTGTGGGGCGCAATGGGCGAGGGTGCCTATCCATGCCCTTGTCAGCAAGCCATGCCCTCCAATGGCTTTAGAACTCGCCTGCTGGTGGGACTCCTTCAGCCGCCACGCCGAGGTGCGGGAGATGAAGTTTTTGCGGGGTCACCGCGTCCGCGCTAGAGGCAGGGACGGAGTGTGGAGGCCGGGGGTCTACCTGTTCAGCATCTTCTGGCACAACGGGGGATGGTCGGAGGTCAGCGACCAGAGCAAAGACCACCACATTGTCCGGCTGGAGTCAGGGCCGTTTATCGCC